TTATCACTGGTCTATCAGGTAATGGTAAAACATTAATGGTAGAACAAGTTTGTGCTAAACTTAAAAAAGAACTTATTCGAGTAAACATCACTATCGAAACTGATGAAGATGATTTGCTTGGTGGTTTTCGTTTGGTGAGTGGTGAGACTAAGTTTGTGCCAGGCCCTGTTATTGAAGCAATGGAACGTGGTTGCACGTTGTTGCTTGATGAGTGTGACTTGGGTTCAAACAAGTTACTTGCATTACAACCTGTACTTGAGGGTAAAGGTGTTTATCTCAAAAAGATTAACAAGTGGGTCACGCCTAAAGAAGGTTTCAATGTGATGGCAACTGCCAACACTAAAGGTAAAGGTTCTGATGATGGACGTTTTATCGGAACTAACATTCTTAACGAAGCGTTCCTAGAACGGTTTGCAGTTACAATGGAACAACCTTATGCATCAGTTGCTGTTGAAACTAAGATTGTCTTAGGTGCAATGAAAAAGTATGGTGCTGAAGATACTGAGTTTGCTAAGAACTTAGTCACTTGGGCTGATGTTATTCGCAAGACATTCTATGATGGTGGTGTTGATGAAGTTATTTCAACTCGCCGACTAGACCACATTGTAAAAGCGTTTGCAATCTTTGGTGACAAAATGCAAGCGATTGAATTGTGTGTTGCTCGATTTGATGAAGATACTAAGGTTTCTTTTCTAGACCTCTATACTAAGATTGATGCTGGTATAGATGTTGGTAATGAATCTGAAATTGAAACTGATGATCCTGATCCAGTGCCAGTGACAGATGACGGCCCTGCTTTCTAAAATTACTATCACGGCAATTGCTAAAAAAATTATGTATGGGGGTTGAAGTTCTTGCTTCAATCCTTATATATAGTATGTATCGCCGAATTTCGGGATACACTTAAAACGTAATCTTGCTTTTATAAGGAGAAACAAAAATGGTTACAAAATTAAATCTATTTGATAATTTCAATCAACTTACACCCTACGCAGTTGGGTTTGATCGAGTCTTTGATCAACTTAATAATTATGCTTCGCATAATGCAACTTCATCAGGGTTTCCCCCATACAACATTAGAAAGGAAGGTGATTACAGCTTTGTGATCGAACTAGCCTTGGCGGGATTTTCTAAAAAGGATATTGAAGTTGAAGTAGCAGATGGCTTACTTACGATTCGTTCAGTTAAAGAGAATGATGAAAATGATTCTAACATTTATCGTGGAATCTCATATCGTAAGTTCAATCGCAAATTTACCCTTGCAGATGACATTGTGGTAAATGATGCTTCCCTTGAAAATGGTATGTTAGTGATTTCACTTGAACGTATTATTCCAGAGGAGAAGAAGCCGCGAAAGATTGAAATTAAATAGTTTCAATCAAATTAGAAAAGGGGGTTGACTTTTAGCCCCCTTTTCGTTTATTATAGTTAAATCATGTAAAGGAGATATCATGAAAATATTCGAATTTGATAGTGCAGATGAAATGAAATCAGATGCTGTTGCTCGTGAAGTAGATGTTGATGGTAATCCAGTTAATAAGGAAAAAACACCTGTTGTTACTGCTGACGCATTAGGTGGTGGTATAACTGGTGGTGCGACAGAAGAAGAAGTAGAACGCAATGCAAGGCTTGCTCGTGAAAATGCAGAGATGCTTGCAGAAGAAGAAGCAAAGATGGAAGAAGCTAATCATGGACTGAAGTTTGCAATTCGTCCAGTTAAGAATTTTTCTTTATGTCGAGTTGAATTTCCTATGGAAATTATTAATGAGATTAATGATCACATTGATAATGAAATTATTCCAAAGAACGATAGCTTTGCTAACGGTCTTGTTGGTCAACTTAAAAATAATGAGAAATCTGCTCAGTTAGATTTTCCACTTGATACTGAAGTTGGTAAACAATTGGAAACAGTTTTTAATAAAATCGGTAGTACTTTTCTTAAACAAGGATATGAAAGAGATTCAAGGGCTGAGGTATATCAGTGTTGGACAAATCATGCCTATGCTGGAGATTATAATCCTTATCACGATCATGGTGTTCAAACGATGGCTGGTCTGTCAGGATTCCTATGGTTAAAAACTCCAGAGTGTATTGAAAAACTTGATGAAGTTCCAACAGGGTTAAATAATGCAAGTGGAGCAGTTGATGGATTTACTCATTTGATATGGGGAACGCACAGTAGAAAAGATACTCTGCAACTTAGGGGACAGACTGAGGATTATGTGAAACCTATTGTTGGTACAATGTTGGTATTTCCTAATTGGTTAAAGCATCAAGTGTTGCCTTTCTTTGGTGAAGGTGAAAGGCGTTCTATGGCTATGAACTGGAATGTTACTGATTCAGAGCAAGAAATTATGAAACATTTGTCTGAACGTGAAAAGATAAAATACGAAGAACTTAAGGCTGAAAAAGAAAAATCAGATGATTAAGTACAAATACAACGAGGACAAAGCACTCGTTGAATTAAAGAAGTATATTGACTCCACCTATGACGAACACTATAGCAAAAACAAGTTTCAAGCTACAGAGTTCATTATAGATGGTGGTCATGGTGAGGGTTTCTGTATCGGTAACATAATGAAGTATGCACAACGATACGGAAAGAAAGGCGGTAAGAACAGAAGTGACTTGCTAAAAGTGATTCATTATGGTATTATAGCTTTACATATAAATGATACGGAGAATAGTGAATGAGTGATGTTGATAGATTAGTCTATCTAGTTGAAGAAATTGCAATTTTAAAAACTAGAATACAAGAACGTGGAACAGGGCATATTAATACAGCAATTAGTGTCTTGGAAAATAGAGTGAGTGAATTAAAGGAGAAATTAAATAATGAAGTTAAGTAATGAAACGGTATCTGTATTGAAGAACTTTTCTACAATCAATCAGAACCTTGTGATTAAAGGTGGTAATAAAATTGCTACTATGTCTGCGATGAAAAATATTGTTGCAAAGGCTGAAGTGATTGAGGATTTTCCTCAAGAGTTTGCAATCTATGATTTGAATGAGTTTCTTTCTGCAATCTCATTATTCTCAAAACCAGAATTGGAATTTGAGAATGATTTTGTGATGATTACAGAAGAAGGTACATCTAAATCTTTGAAGTATTGGTACTCTGACCCATCAGTGGTTACAACACCAACTAAAGACATTACTATGCCTGAGTGTGAAGTAAAGTTTAACTTATCAAGTGATACTCTTTCAACAGTGACAAAAGCAGCTGCAGTTATTGGCGCACCTGATATGGCACTTGAAAGTGGAAGTCTTAAAGTAACTGACAAGAAAAATGATACTGCAAATAACTATGCATTAGATTTGGATGTCGATTCTCAAAGTGAAAACTACAAGTTCTGGTTTAAGGTTGAAAACTTGAAACTAATTCAAGGTTCATATGATGTACAAGTGTCCTCAAAAAATATAAGTCATTTTAAGAACTCAACAGGAAATGTTGAATACTTTATCGCTCTGGAGCCAGAGTCTGCTTATAATGCTTAATTTGAGGAATTTATATTATGGAAACATTTTTATGGGTGGAACAATACCGCCCAAAGGATATAGGGTCGTGTGTACTTCCCAATAATCTAAAAGATACTCTCACAGAATTTGTGAGTGAGGGTAATCTTCCTAATCTGATTTTGTCTGGTGGGCCAGGCGTTGGTAAAACAACAGCTGCAAAAGCAATGATTGAACAGATTGGGGCAACCTATATGATGATAAATGGTTCTGAGGAATCTGGTATAGATGTCCTCAGAACCAAGATTAAAAACTTTGCTTCGACAGTATCACTTGAAGGTGGACGCAAATACATCATTCTTGATGAAGCAGACTATCTAAATCCACAGTCAACTCAACCAGCCCTTCGTGGGTTCATAGAAGAGTTTCACAAAAACTGTGGTTTCATTCTTACTTGTAATTACAAAAACAGAATTATTAAACCACTACATTCTCGTTGTAGTACGATTGATTTTTCTATTCCAAATTCAGAGAAACCAACTCTTGCAAAACAGTTTATGGAAAGAATCATAAGTATACTAGGTGAGAATAAAGTAGAATATGAACCGAGAGTTATTGCTGAAGTTATTAATAATCACTTTCCTGATTGGAGAAGGGTATTAAACGAACTGCAACGATATTCTGTATCAGGTAAAATTGATGCTGGTATTCTGGTAAATATTTCTGAAACTAACATCAAAAAATTGATGGGAGAAATGAAGAAAAAGGAGTTTACTAATGTTCGTAAATGGGTTGTCGATAATTTGGATAATGATCCTACACGTTTGTTTAGGCAGCTTTATGATAATTTGTATAATTATGTGGGCGCCAGTAGTATTCCTCATGTGGTCGTTATCTTGGGTGAATACCAATATAAAAGTGCTTTTGTCGCAGATCAAGAAATTAATTTGATGGCATGTTTGACTGAGATTATGGGAGCTGCAAAGTTTAAATGATAGACATATATGATAACTTATTAGAACCGCATATTGCAGAACTAATTGATATGAAGATGCACCAACAAACTTGGAGATATAATTACCATTCACAAAATGGAACTCCAAACAAACACTGGCACGTTTTTTGTGGTCATGATCCAGAAGAAGTAACAAAGAATGAATATGATTGGTTGATGCCTATTTGGGACACCGCACTTGCAAAGTATGATTTTAAAAAGAAGTATAATGTAGTTGAATTTAAACGACTGTATTTAAACGCACACACGCATGGTATTGAACCACATATGCACATGGACGATGGCGACTTTACTATGATGTATTATCCTAGACTTGATTGGAAAATGGATTGGGGTGGTGGAACAGTTGTTGATGGACAACTAGTGCAAAACATAGGCAATCGTTTAATCGTATTCCCAGCATACGCACCACACCAAGCACAGCCTGTTTCACGACAGTGTTATGAATTAAGAACTGTTGTGGTTATTAAAACATGGATAGATAACCAAAATGTATGAACTAAAAGAGTATCTTAATGCGATAAATGTATCTAAAGAACCTTTATTGGACAGTGAAGATGAAATGTGGGAAAAGAAATATGCACCATTCATTGTAAACAAATGTGTTGCTCCGTTCCCTGATACAATACGACTTGTTAATGAAATTAACCAATACCACCACCTAGATAAGAAGTTACAGTTTGATTTTTTACTAAATAGTCTAAGAGCAAGGAAAAGATATACTCCTTGGTTGAAGGCGAAGAAATTAAAAAATCTAGAATATGTTAAAGAGTTTTATGGATATAATAATGAAAAAGCAAAAGCTGCTCTTGATATATTAAATGATGAACAAATTTCTGCCATAAAAACACGGTTAAATAAAGGTGGAAGAAATGGAAGAAGTTAATTGGACACAAGAGGATATGCTAGAAGTCGGGTTGAAAGAACCTGATGATTTTCTAAAAGTTAGAGAAACTTTATCACGAATAGGTGTTGCAAGTAGAAAAGAAAGAACACTGTATCAATCTTGTCATATACTACACAAACAGGGTCGTTATTTCATAGTTCATTTTAAAGAACTATTTGCACTGGACGGAAAAAATACAAACCTATCAGAAAACGATATTGCAAGACGAAACACAATTGCAAATTTATTAAAAGATTGGGGCTTAGTTGATATTATAAGCACACTTGGAGAAGCTGCTCCATTGAGTCAAATTAAAGTTCTTTCTTTTAAAGAAAAAGATGAATGGACACTTGAAACAAAGTATAACATAGGCAGTAAGAAAAAAGAATCCTAATGGAAAAGTTTAAGTCATTTATCACTGAAGCAAAACAAGAAGACTATAGAGTTGTTGTTCTTTCGGTTGAACATGGCGACAAAGCAATTACTGCAAAACGCATCAAAGAAGAGTCTGATAAGTTAGGACTTGCAAACTATGCCATTTCTTTAGACGGTGCAAACCTGTCCTACGATAAGACTTACAAAATTCATGAAGCTGGTGATGAAAAAGGATTTGATATTTCTTCCTCTGATACAGTTGTGTTTGTTCGTGGTACGCCAACCAGAGATAGTTCATTAGATTTAATCTCAGAGTTAGAAAAGATAGGTATCTGTTGTGTTAATCCTAGAGATACAATCTCTATGGCTGCAGACAAGTATCGTACATATATTAAATTAAAAGACTACGGATTGACTCAACCTAAAACAGTCCTCATACCAAATCAAGATGAGTTAGAAACCGCAGTTAAAAAACTGGACACAAAGTTTCCTATCATAATGAAAACTTTGAGAGGTTCAAAGGGTGTTGGTGTTCTGTTTATTGAATCAGAACGAGCATTAACCTCAATCGTACAGTTGATGTATAAGACAGATTCAAGTTCAGATTTATTAATTCAAGAATACATTAAGAGTAAATTTGATGTCAGGGTAGTGGTGCTTGGTGGTAAGATTATCGGCACTATGCAAAGAGATGTTGTAGAAGGTGATTTCAGAAGTAATTATTCTCAGGGTGCAAAGGTTAAATCTTATAAACTATCTCAACTTGAAACAGAACAATGCTTACTTGCATCTAAAGCTTTAGATGGTATTCTAACTGCTATAGATTTTATACCATCAGCTAATCCTAAGACAGCACCACCATTTATATTGGAGGTAAATTCCTCGCCAGGAAGTGAAGGCATAGAATCTGCAAACTCTGGACTCAATGTCGCAAAAACAATTCTAGAACATTTCAAAGACGTTGCATCAAGACGCACTACACCAGTTCAAGCAGGTTACGAAGAGGTGGTAAGTATTGCTCCATTCGGTGAACTGATTGCAAAGCTGGATACGGGCAACAGCGCTTTCAGCGTCCTGCACGCTGAAGATATTGTTGTGAAAGGTAACAAAATTACTTTCACATTAAAAGATAAAACTATAACCACAAACCTAATCAAAACCTATGATGCAAAAACTGGTGGTGGAAATGATGAAAGACCTGTTGTTCAACTTCCTATGGAGTTTGCTGGAAGTACTTATGATATCATGTTTGGCCTCAATGATCGAGATAATATGACGACAGAGTGTTTACTAAACAGATATGTCATGTCAGAATTCTTAAATGTTATGGTAAACCCTGCAAGAAAATACGTTATTACCACAAAATATGTTCTAGATTAGCCTATTTTTGCCTTGACAAATCTTGTTCATCGTGTTAGCATAGTTATATGATGAAAAAAAAGGTAAAAGATAGTGAAAATCTCAAAATCTTCATTGATTAAGGAAATCACCCGAACTGCGTGGAAAAACCTCGGAACTGCAAAACGTGGAGAAATTGCAGAGGAGTATGCGAGAATTGTTATGAACTCAACCTATTCAGAAGATTTGAAAGTATATCTTCTTGGTGCGTTGTCACGTTTTGGCTGGAATCTCAAAACTCTTGCCAAAGAGGGTTATGGATATAACACTGCCTCTGGCGGTAAGTGGAAAGATAGTGCTGGTAAACTAAATGCAAAAAATAAAACAGGTGTCTGGATATATTCTTAAAAGACACTTGACTTTAGCCATATAATGTAGTACTATATAGCTATGATAAAGAATCGTGTTCTTTATCTGTAATTAACAGGAAGTTAATTCTTTATGACGTTTATAAAGGAGAAAAATATGTCGTATGTTGTCAAAGACGGCAATCACCGTCAAAGTATTGTAAAAGATAATGGAGAAGTAATACAACTCCGATCACACACAAACCGAAAAGATGTAGTGTTTGCTGGACTCAAAAAAGAGTTTAACATTCCACTAACTAAGAGTTTATGTCCACCTATAGATTTCTATATTGGTTGTAAATTTATAAAAAGAATCGTTGTTAAAATAGAAGATATTTTTTATGAAGACCCAGAAACAAAGGAATCACTACAATCAAGAGAACAAATCAATGTCGTTGATAATGTAACAGAGTTAACAACATCATTAAGATATCGTGGTTGGTTGCATGATGAACAACCTTTGTTTGTTCAACAAGTCAAAGGAAAATCAAAACTCTTTTTTTTGAGGAGTGGGTTTAACCGAATTACAGCTGCAATAGAATTGCAATGGAAGTATATTATCGTAGATGTGTATGAAGATGCAGAAGAGCCTGAAGACCAAATTTTGTTCAAGTATGTTGTCAACAATGACAACACACCATCTAGACAAAATAGGGATGTTGATTTTGTGAAAGGAACAGTAGAAGCAATAGATACACAAGGTCTTACTACCGATGAAGAAATTGTTGCTTTCCTAAAGAAAATAACTTGCACCTCTGATGGTATCGCACTAAGAACACCTTCTGAAATAGAAGATTATGAAGCTTCAAGTTTTGAGGAAGATGAAAATGGTGAGATTGTAGTAGTTCCAGGCTCATTAAAAAGGTCTTGTCTTCTTTACAAGGTACGAAGGAAACGAGGAAAAGAAGCTCACATCCGCCCTCTAGATGGCAATGGTGCAAATGCAATACTAAAACGTCTTAAACGAGGTTATCATGGTGCATCATTAATTACTACTCAAGAAGGTTCTGAACTAGGTTATGCTTTTGAAGAAAAGAATAGTCTGCACAGAATTTTTTGGGATGGTATAAAATTATATTCAAAATATACTAAACCTATCATGTGTTTTGGTTATATTGAAAATCCATCTTCTGTGACTCTTGAAGCTGATAGAACTTCTTGTAAGGAACACTTTAACGAGTTTATTGAAGAAGCAAAGAAGAAAATTTATCCTACAATTGACTTTGATAAGTTGGGCGTGAATACCATGAATGATGTGCCTTGGAATATTGAAGAAATCTTTAAGTGGGGTGGTTTTATTCCACAAGATGAAACTATGGTAAATAGTAAGATTAAAGAGGAAGATATCGTTGTATGATAATAATGATTGGCGGTGTGCCTTGCTCAGGTAAGTCCACACTAACAAGAAATATTCTTAGTGAATTGGGTTCGGCAGAGTTTGTCGAACCCATGAAACTATTTCCTTGCCAAAAACATGGTGATGTTCTTGTCGTTGGTCGTTATGAAGGAGGCGACCAAAAATTTGGTGGAACTGACCGTATGTCTTATGGTGCAATACCAAAGTTTCGGGATTTCATCAATCAAGAAGCACCCAAACACAAACACATCTTTCTAGAGGGCGATAGATTTTTTCGTGCAGTTGATATTGAATGGTTAATTTCAGAGCATAACGCATCTGTATATGTATTAACTGTAAGTGCAGAAGAAGAAAAACGCAGACACATTCAAAGAGAAGATACCCAAACAGAAAAATGGCTTGCTGGTCGTAGGTCACAAATCTCTAACATAATGACAAACTTTATGTTAATGAATGATATTAATGTTAGACCTAACGACACTTTAGAATCCTCTGAAGAAATTAAAACGGAAATAATTAAGCTTTTAACTTGACAACAATTAAGTTCTCTTATACTATAAATAGTATAAATATTGTATAAATGGAGAGGTTGATGAGTTTAAGAGGTTATGTTCGGCAGCTAAAGCCTATAACAGAAAAATACATTTCACCTGTAGATAAAGTTCAAAAACTTTTCTCTGAGGATATAGACTTACCATCTGATGTTTTAGATGGCTTTGAATATACACAAGCAGACAAATCTGAAAAGGCAAGAGTGCAAATTAGAGTTTCATCTGATGATAGAGATACAGATAGAGATGAAATTCTTAGACGATTAAAAAATGCTGGTATTGTTGCAAATACTACATCTACAAATTCTTCAGTTGATCCTATTGATGGCACATTTGATGGAAGAAATTTCCGAATCAATGTTAAACCTAAATCTGGTGGTATGGGAGAAAGCACGCTTAATTCTAGTATCACAGAATTGTTTCCTTGTATTGCATTTGAAAAAAAATTAAATCCTAGAAACATTGAAGATTTCATGGAAAAGTTAATGGCTGTCAATCTATCTTCTTGCAAATGTATAATTAAATCTGATCTTGATGCCGCTCAAAAAACAGTTAACAACGCTGAAGGTTCTTCCAAATATAAAGACAAAATGGAAAATGCATTAGGTGTATTGCAATTTATTAATGACCAGCACAAAGACAAACCCATAAAACAAGTATATTGGGGTTATCGTGGAAAACCAAGTGGTGTACCAAATAACCATCCTGGCGATATGTTCATAGAATATATGGATAAAAAGATGTTAGGTGTTAGTTTAAAAGCTGGTGGTAAGAAAACAGCAGAACCTCAATTAAACACATATCACAGAACAATATTTGTAAATAAAAGAGGCCCAAGTTTTAAAGATCAAGCTGGGCATGATGCGTTGCGTAATCTTATCTATAAACAAGTATATTCAAAAATTAAAGGAATACCACCAATAACTAATTTTGATGGTGGTAAAAATGGTAGGCACAAAGATAAAGACAAAACAATTGACGCTATTAATAAACTTACTTCAAGAGATCAAGAAAAATATTACAATGAATATTTAGCACTGGCAAGACAGGGTATTATTGATAGAATGAATAAAAATGTTAAGCAGTCTATGGTTTGGATTAAAGACGCAATTCTTAGAGAAGCTCCTGATGTTCCAACAATGGTTGTTAAAGCAATTGGTTCTAATTATGAAGAAGTAACAGATAGAGATGCTGTCGGAGTATTTTTACCTCAAGTTAAATTTGTAAAAGCATATCCTGCTAACACAAAACAAAATTGGGTAATAGAGTTGATATCTGGTACTGAGTCTGTTAAGTTAGGAATGACTATTCGTTCAAGTAGCGGTGGTAAACTTAAACAGTGGAGTCTTAAAGTAACATATAATGGAATATTAAAATGATGTCATTTTCACAACTTACAGAAGATAAGGGTGGCAAGAACCTTCACCTAGAACATCTAGAAGATGAAATACTCAACTATGGTGTCGAGGGTGGTAGAGCTTCTCTAAACTTCTTACGTTCATTGCGAGACATGCTTGCAGGCTCTTCACGTTCCAGTGTTTTTCTCACGGAAAAATGGGACGGTGCGCCCGCAATCTTCTGTGGTATAGAACCAGAGACAGGAGATTTTTTCGTTTCGAAGAAATCAGTATTTAACGTCATCCCTAAGTTATACAAAACAAACGCAGAGATTGATGCTGATTTATCTGGAACACTAAACGCAAAGTTCAAAGTTGCACTTGCAGAGTTTTCCAAGTTAGGTATCAAGGATGTTCTACAAGGTGATCTAATGTTTACTGATGATGTAGAAATAGAAACTATTGACGGCACTAAGTATTACACCTTTCAACCTAATACGATTGTTTACGCTGTACCTACTGATTCTGCATTAGGTAAGACTATCAACAAAGCAAAAGTTGGTATCGTTTGGCACACCACATACACTGGTAATGCGTTACAAGA